CAGCTACGGCCTCTCTAGCAGGCCATACGTTTAGCCACTCTTTAGTAAATATCTCTGGGCTGTTTGTGTTAGCAGCTTCTCTTACAGCTTCTATTAACACGCCATTAGATTCACCTAAAGAGGGTATTGACTGCGCCCATACTGACTCATCCATATAGTCGAATTTCTCCTCGCGTGGACACCACTCGAACCAGGCTAGCCGCGTCTGTTTATCGTTTATGTTCGCGTGAGCTACCTCGCGGTAATGCTGTAATAATTCGCTTTTACCAGGTATACCAGCATTAGACAGAATCCATAACTGTCCATCTTTACGAGTAGCTAGCGTAGGTTGCAGAGATGCTATAAGGCTTAGAGGATGCATAAGAGCTTCATCGATGACCATAAGATTAAGGCTCATACCACGCGCACCCTTATCGTTAGGCGTTACTATTCCATACGTGGATCCGCTTTTCATATATAGGCGTTCGCTACCATTTATGTAACTAATTCGATGTATGTGTTTAGCAATAGCTGGGCAGCGCTCAAAGCTGTTTATATGCTCCTGCCATTTCAGCTTAGCCATATTACGATCCTGAGCTGTATAAGCTACGTGATGACGAGGCTTTAATAGCTCATAAGCAATACGCGTCTCTACTAGCTTAGACTTACCAGACTGACGACCTACAGCAACGCCTACAGTCCTATACCAGTAATGTCCGTCTACCTTTTCTAAAGCGGTGTCTGCTACTTGCTTTTGCCATTGGTAAAGGCTAAATCCCATTAGGTTAGCGACCTTCTCTAGCTTGTCACCATCTGTAGGTAAGGCTATATCTCTATCAGTAGCCCATCTAGGAGGACATACGGTTGCTAAGTCCATAGCTCATCTATTGAATCAGTAGGAGCTATTTTAGACCAGATTTCTCTGAGCTCTTTAGATATGGCTGGTATCGAATTTATACCCTGGTTACTTTCCTCTATCTGATCCCAGGCAGCGGTAAGACCTAGTAGCATCGTGCGCGTGACTGCATCGATGTCAGTACGACCCTTTAGCATCCGCTTCATAGCTCTCACGTGTCTACCTGATTTACGTCGCCTACCACTTACGGCTACGTCTAACGGCCTGTCTGATTTTGTTACCATAAATCGCCCCCCTCGAATAATTACACTTACTACAGGCTGGTCGCAGTTGTCCGCGCCAGAGTCGCATATCTGTAACCGTATCTACAGGAGGGTCGTGATCTGCAGTGGTCGCAGGTCTGAGATGACACCAGTAGCAGGTCGGATTACTAGCCAAAATAATCTTTCGAGCTTTTTTATATTCTCGTCCATATTTCAGATGATGCGGATGTTTCATAACTTTTTGTTATTTATTATTAAGTTTTCCACAGGTCGCGTTATCCACAGGGGGGAGAGAGAAACGAACACCGCGGCGTATCGCAGGTGTTGCGTATGGGAAAAAACAGCCATTTTTATTTAATCTACTCGCGTAGTTAAGACGTACAGTGTGTGGCTACCTGCATTAGTGACAGCGCTTAAAGAGCATCCCTGAGCTACCGTTATTACTATATGGTCGTCGTTATCCATTAAAAACCCAGTCTCAGTCGTTACATCTGTACCACCTATGTATATGGCGCCTTTACTATGTAGATGCACATACTGCGTTACATTGTCCAGGCTCACGATCGTCTGAGCTGTTGTCGTTACCGTTACTTTACTGCTCGTAGTTGCCATTATTTATCATCCTCTTTTATTCCTAATGAAATCTGGTTAGCTATCTCTATGTCTTGCTGAGCGCTTTGATGCCTAGCCTTACCATACTTAGCGTAATCTTTATGATGCTCTCTGGTTAACCAATAGCTGCGCTTATGTGGTAGCTGTACGCCAGTGTGAGCGTACATCTTATAGCCCATAGCTTTAACACGTATGCTAAAGAATATATCCTCACCTACCCACGCTTGATTAATCGGCATATCTCTATAAAAGCACCATAGATCGCCTTCATTAGTTTTATCTTGATGCTCTCTCATTTTCTCAAAGACTGAGCGATGGATAAGTATGCAACCAGTACCAGCCGCATCTATCTCTACTATGCTCTCCTCTGGATATTCGTGCATCGCATATAGCCCAGTGTCCTCACCTATCTTAAAGACGCAGGGGACAGGCTCAGGGTAAACGTTTTCAGTATCCCAGGCAGCGTGGACGATACCGCTTACGATAGGTCTTTCATCCTTATCAGCTGCAGCTACTAACTTCTTAAAATTCTCTACTGTAATTATCTGGTCTGTATCTATCTGTAGTAGCCAGTCATCGGTAGTCTTTTCTAGAAATGTAGCTACTACTTGATTACGTAGACGACTAATTACACCTGATCCTTCTAGGCTTATTAACTGCCCTAGCTGTGACTGACTACGTGCTATATCGATTAGGCTGGTTGCGAACATCGCGTGCCACTGTCCAGGTGAACAGACGCCTATAGTTATCTTTTCTCTTAGATCCATATATGTCCCTTATCTCTAAATTATGTACTAAATTTAGCACTAAACGTACAGTTTAGTACCAATTATTACGCTTATGAAAGTCTAGCGCATTACAGAAATCACCGTAACGATGACGCACATAGCCAATACCCCAATGAATCTGGTCTATAGGCGAATCTAGAAATTTCTGGATTTGTTTTTTGCTCTTACCCTTCATATGCCTCTGAGGTACACCGTAATCGTGTGTAGGAGATTTAGCCTTATATCTCCAGTTACTCTCTTTAGTCCAGAGCTTGACCATACATCTAACCTCGTATGGCTCTACGTGTTTAGCTGCGTATTCTTGCAGGCCTTGCGGTGTTGCTAGTGTTATTGCTAGAAATATCGATCCCATTAGTAGCATTTCTATCTCCTATTAGGTAGATGATGGCTCTCATTAGGTACTGTCTGTTTTCGTCAAAAGAGGCTATACCGCTGTTACAGTCGTGACAGAGTAAGCCTCTTATCTCCTGTGTTTTATGGTTATGGTCTATGGATAGGCGACTTTGTGTATTGGCTACATCGCAGATAGCGCATTTGTAATTCTGCTTTTCGAGCAGCTGTCCATATTCATATTTTACCCTACGCATTATCCATCTACCAAGATTTCGACAGTTATTACAGTTATGTCGCCTGGCATCTTTAGATTTATTACGCCAGCCAAAATCATCTATCGGCAGTATCTTGTCGCAGGTGTTGCAGTGTTTATAGCCGTTAGGCGTCGCTTTCCGAGTCCGTCTCGTCATCTATGTCCTCGTCTGAGTCTGCATCTAGGCCTAAAGCGTACTGTCTATCCTTTTCGCTTAAACTGTTGAACATAACTAATACGCTACTGACTGATCTACTAAGTAATGATTCTATAGCGTCAAATGATAGAGACTGATCTGTATGTATCTGTGTAGATACTTCTCCAATGGATATATCTATACTTAGTTGCATCTCTATCCCTTCACTGGTAAGGGTTTATCTGTTGGTTTAATTATAGTTATTTCTTTATGTATTTTTGTATATATGACCTGATACCAGAGCTAAAGGAGAAATGCCCCCCTACCCCCCATTAATTAAAAATAATTAATAGTGAGTAATGGAGGATCTCTATAGCTGTGTTTAGATCATTATGACCGTCAACCGTCGCCGTCGGAGTTCCTGCCCCCAGTCTTACGACCAGATAAAACTATAGACCATCCTGGCGACAAAAGAGAAAAGGACTGCCACCGCAGATGGTAGGCAGTCCCAGTCTCCTTACGCGTACCCTCAGTAGCGTAAGCCTATGTATCTATATAGGTCGAGCCCCCAAAGTGGCTAAAAACGGCCTTAGAGCCTCTTTATTGGGCATATAATCGTATAGCCTGTCCTTAGGTATAAACCAAGTGTCCTCATCTACCAGCTTATACTCGTCTATACGGCCTAAATAGACAGGGTAGTAACCTACTAAAAATAGGGTACTAAGTGATGAGCCTTGCACTAGAAAAGCCACATCGCCATCACGATCATAAGTACGCAGTATTAGATTATTAGAGCGCGACCAGCGCACCTCGATATTATCGCCTACGTCAGCTTTATCCTTAAAGGTGTTAAGGCCGTTCCAGTCCATCCCTAATAACCTAGCTACAGCTATCTCAGCACCGTAAGCCATCTGCATCTCATACTTACGATCGTATTCATTTTTCCAGGGGACGGCTCTGGTATGAGGGTTATCCGTCTCCTGTGTTTTTTTTGACCACTCGATAAAGAAATCTGCCGCCTCTCTAGCTAATTTCATATCGAGTACGTGTAAAGGTAGCGGTCTCATTTTTTCCAGGGTTTACCCTCTAGAGACATTGGCGTACATTGTTCAGTATATGGTTTACGCTGACAAAATAGACCCTCGTATGGTTTACCGCTATTACTTGTCCCAGCTCTGTAAACGCGGCAGGCCATCTCTCGATGATTACAATATGGCTCTCCCTCAGGCGGCACTACTTTCGTAGGCTCACCATCTGGTCGCTGTTGATCTAGAAAAGCTGCTAATTCAGCGTTATCAGTCTCTACAGGTTTTAGAGGTGGTACAGAGCGTAGAGACGGTGTGAAAGGTGTAGTCACCGCCTCCACGCTCGAACCGTTGCTATCTGCTCCCCATAAATCAAGAGCTACGCCAAAACGCATAGCGGCATTTTTAAGCGCATCGCTAATAGCAGTCTTAACCGCATCGGCTCCCTTTTGATGCGGCTCAGATGCACCGTAACCAATTCTAGTTACGCCGCATACTGTAAGCCTTATCCATAAGCCATTAAATTCATCTAACACAGGTGAGCCGTTATCAGAGATAGCCATAGGCTGCCAATACCAGGCAGGATCTACAGATATTAGTCGGTCGGTAACGACTGCGTGATTTATAAAATTATAGGATCTCTGTCCTACATTTTTTGCCTCTACTTGATCGTCTCTAAAAGGCGCTCGTAATGCTTTAGCTTTGTCCTCGTTCATTTACTCGATCTCCTTGCGTCTTTGTGATTCGACATAAATATTTAACCAGGGCAGCGACGTCACGCGATGCTCTCGTATTGCATCCAACACAGCTGCTCGACCCTCAGGTGAGAAGCGCGTAGAGACGTAAGGAGCTTTGCTTTCAAGTCCTATAAAAGGTAATACTTCACCTGTCATAGTGCTAAATATCTGGCTCTCAGCGGTTATAGCAAGGGTATCTAGGAATTTCTTACGAAATGAATCTCTTACCTTAGGCTCTATTTCGCTAGGAAAATTCTCAGTAATCCAATTTACTAAAGCCTTTTCATCGGTAACTACAAAAGATACATCCCTACTAACTAAAGTTATTTTAGCTACCTCTTGATTATCGATTATCGCTTTAGTCATATCAGCGCCTACATTAGTTAGCTCATCTTTAGCTAATTCTCGTAAGGTGTTAGTAGCCTCTGTTACCGCGTCTTTTATAACGGTTAAAGCTGCTAATTCTGATGCTATTTCTTTTAGATTCATTAAACACCTACTAAATCAGATATAGGTCTTATCTCTGTCATATCGTCGACCTGGTATATAGATCCGCTAGGGTGTACAGACGGAGCAGCTACTACGTAACCGTTCCACTTTATGTCTACACCTTCACGATATTTACCAGGAAAGCTCATCTCAGAGCTAGCGTAGTAGTAGTAATGCCAGCCGTTACCAGTGCGTATACGTCTGGTCTTTGTAAGTCCGTCGGTAGTACCACCATTACGTAGATCTACGTCGAGGACTACTAAATTAGATGGCTTACAGGCGATGCCTATGTTTATCTTAGGCTGTCTCTTAAACCACTCAGTAATAGCCTCTATATCATCTGTAGCGCTGTGTAAACCACGTGGCGCTAGACTTTTATGAGGCTGTTTAGCTCCTACGCTTAAAGGTAAAATCTTTAAGCCTAGAGCTGCATAAGTTATCGCGTAATTTTGTATAAGTGTCATCGCTGCTCATTTCTTAGCGATGGATGCTTACGACCAGCTACGCGACCACGTGTAAATCCTAAAGCGTGGCCTACGTGATGTCCGTAGTAATAGCCTGTTACAAAAGTACCAAGCCAGCATAGAAATATAAATAGATCTGTGTATTCTTTTATAAATTGCATTTCTGTCCCTTTGTCTGAAGGGTTGAGGGGTTCCAGACCCCTTAATGGTACTACTGCCTCCAGACACTAAGGCAGCGCGACACGCCAACCTCTAGGGTCACTTTAGGCTTATAGCCCAGGCTGTTTAGCAGCGCTGGATTACCTACGCGGTAGGCGACGCCTTTAGGAGCGCCTTCATCGACCTCTACGACTGGTTTATAGCCCACCTGACGAGCTACTAGGTTAAACAGCTCCATAAAGGTCGTAGGCCTGCCTGTCGATAGGTTTACGTTTATGCTCATACGGTCTTTAGCCAATAGTAAAGAGGCCTCTACTATGTCCTCTATATGTATCCAGTCCCTAGTAGTTAGAACTGATCCCCAGATGGTAAAGGGATCGGCCTTACGACCAGCTCTTTCCATAAAGCTAGGAAATGGATATTCCAGGCTCTGATCCTCACCATAACCGCTAAAAGGTCTAAGTACAGTAACGGTTAGGCCTTCACGTCTTAGATGCTCGCACAGCATCTCTCCAGTCAATTTAGCCCATCCGTAGGTATAGTCTGGCAGACGTATATCTTTAAGGTTTATATCGTTTTCTGTTAGCATCCTTTTTAGCTCTAGTGTCTGTAGCTCTACAGGATATGCAGCGCTAGAGGAAAAATAAAGAATATGTCCAGGCTGTGTACGCATCGCCCACGATGCCATTTCGCTATCTATTGATAGATCCACCGCCAGGGATAGCGGACTACCCTCGATAGTCTGCCTACCTCCTACGACTGCCGCAAGATGTATCAAAAGGTCGAAATAGGTGTCATCGCGTCTAAAGAAGTCTCTAGCATCTATACCGTCTAATATGTCGACATATGTAATGTTATGGTCTCGTAACGCATAACAAAAATGACGGCCTACAAATCCTTTATGACCAGTAATTAATATTTTCACGACAAAGCTACTACTAGGTCTTTATAAAATTGGCTATTAATAAAGTCCTCGTAGATTAATCTATCGTGGCTGTAATACTGCTCAGAGTTAACGCGTGCATAATGGTCATCCATAGCACCCTTGCTAGCTAAGGGATGCATATGCTCGATTACTATGTTTTCTGAGTAAAAAAGGCCGTTAATATCCTGTCCCAGTTTTTTCCAAAAATTATCTAGATATAGATGTTTAGCTTTAGGCTGACACATACCTTTAAGGTTTTCTACGATGCCCCTGGTCATTAAACAGGCAGTAGGTAGATTAGCTCCTTGCAGTAAATCGTTACCGTAGGCTATTCCTTGTCTATTACCTGGTATCTGTAATGTTAATAGGTAATCCCAGAAATCAGTACGCGGTACGTGATCATCGCCTAAAAATCCAAAATAGCTATACCGATCGTATTTAGTATCGTCTAGTAAAACCATCGCAGCCATATTAAGAGGCTGAGCCATACCAGCGGCGGTTATGTGATTAGTTATCATATTTATGTCATCTATCGCTTGATAATCGCGTAATGACCAGTCATCTATATCGCAGACAAAATATAAATCTGCTACAGCTTTCGTATCTTTCCAGGCTTTAAGAAGCCTTTTTGCGTTTTGTGGCCTTCCCCTGGTTGGTACAATGAACACACTTTTTTGCATTTTGTCCCTCTCGATCGTGGTCTTTGAGATGCGTGAAAAGCATACGCCGTACCTCTCGTAAGTCGCCTAACACTTCATCGGCAAAACCGTTAGAGACTGGGCGGCTATTCTTTTCTGCACGTGAGGCGAATATAGCGGCTACCCCTGATATGGTCGCAGCCGCTATTACGCCTAATTGAATTAAAAGGCTATCCACGTCCTAAAGAATCCTTAGGATTTAGATACCGCATAAGAGGCGGTAATACGGCAGCTGCCGCAGCGCTAGTTAAACCTTTTATCGTTACGTCGCCAGTAGCTAAGTAATAAGCTAAAGCTGCGCTAAGCGCGGCGCGAGCCCAGGAAGCCGCCACCTCTTGCGCTGTCTTGATCTGTTTTTTCTGGTTCGCCTTCATCGGTCTCCATTTCTAAACCTCTTATCAAGGTCTCGACTTGCACTGCATTTAGAGCTATCTCGAAATGCATCTCATCCTTACGGTTACGATAATTACCGCCCCATCTTAGACCATATTTACGGCATAAACGGTTAATTACCCTAACTTGCTCCTCGTTAAAAGTACCTACAGCCGCTAGAGGATGTTGAGTAGCATTTAGATCTATAGCTGTACCGCTACTGTGATTAGAGACTACGGTATTAGATTCTCTGACCTTGCGATAGCAATAGCCCCAGTCGTCCAGGGTTTTACTTTCATCTATAGGCTCGACTAGCTTATGAAATTCTGCAGCAAAACCAATTAGTAAAGGCGCTACAGGTTTAGCTACACGCAGCTTTAGATCTGTACC